CCGCGACCTCGACCTGGAGGTCCGCAAATACATCTTCGAGAACCATCACCTCCGACGAGGGAGCGGTCCCGCCCACCAGGGCGGCGGTCCACGGATCGTAAGAGAACCCCGTAGGCTCCGCCTGGGCTTCGAACACCTCGGTGTCCTGACCACGCTCACCACTGCCAAGCTCACCGCCATCCTCCTCGTCCTCTTCATCGCCTTCACCGTCGGGCGCCGCTACCTGTCGTTCGCCATCGAACGGGACGGCGTTGGACGGGAGCAGGTAGAAGCGCATGCGCTCGTCGACCTCAATGCCGGTCATCTGTTGTGCGTCGGCTACCGTGATCACGCCCTTTTCGACCAGGATGCCGGCCCGGCGAGCCGTCTCGGTCTTGTCCTCCTCGAACGCGCTCACCCCTGACCGATCGAACCACACACGGTGGCTGTCCGTGCGCGACACGAAATCCGGAATGAGCGAACAACTCACTTGTTCGCCGAAGTCGTTGTGTAGCGGGATGATGCAGTTGTGCCACGCCGATTGCCGGTTCTCACGTTGGGTGGCCCCGACCTTGGTCTGTTGTAGCCCTGCACCGAACCCGACAATCGACGGTGGGATACCCAGCATCGCACAGACCCGCTCCTCGGCGATGTCGCGCAGGCTGCCGAGCATGAGCTGGTTCGGATCGAACCCGAACTGTTCGATCTGCATCGGCACACCAGAGACGAACCAATCGCCCCGCTGGTCGCCGCGGAAGTTGTTCTTCACATACTCTTTCATCTTGAGCACTTCTTCCGAGCCAAGCGCTTGAGCGGACCCCACGTCTTTCGGTGCCATCACGCCACCGGGTACGCCCATGTTGCGTAAGATTGAGGCCGCGAAGTTCGCCGCTTCCTCATCCGTGAAAACCTCACGCAGGATCGGACGGACAGGCGACAGTCCCTTGCGCGTGTTGTCCGGGTCGAGCCCGCCATAGCGTAGATGCACCACATCACGCGGGTCGAGCTGGATCAGCCTGCCACGACCCTGCGGACGATAGTCGTAATGCGAGATGTACACGCTACCGTCTCTAGGCCAGTTCGGTTCGATCGTAAAATGGGGCAGGTACCACAGCTCGATGACTTCGCCGAAGCGGTTACGCAGCTTGCGCCAGTAGCCGTTACCGTCGAGCAGCGCGCTCACCAACGTCGCCTTCCAGAGCATGTTGCCCGAATAAAAAGCGTTCGGCTTCGTGAGCAGCTTGCCGAGCTTGTGCCCCTCCTGCTCGCGCCAGACGCGGTTGACTTTGCGCTGCACGATCGCCTTCGCTTCGGTGAAATTGCGCGTGATCCAGTGGATCGGCGCCATCACGACGTTCGATTCAAGCCCGGCCTGTACGCTCGCGCCGAACGGAAACGACGTGCGGCTCAGCCCGCGATGCAGTCCAGCATCAGCCGGGATGAAATTGTCGTCGGTCACGACGTTGAAGTCCTTCGTACTCGTCGGGCGCCAACTCATCGGTCGCACACGTGGACATAGACCACGGTCCTGCCATTCGGCGCGGCGGTGTCGATCATTCCGGCCTCCAGTAGACGAACGTGATGAGTGCAAGCCCGAACGCGATGACCCCCGCCGGTCCCGAATACATGCCGACGCCCGTCGCCACGAGCACCGCACCGCCGTACATGTGCACGTCAATTCGATCGGGCAGGAACGCGCGGATCTTCACAGCAACCACGCGAGTTTCTGCTTACCGAGCACCCCGGCTGCTACCGCGTCGCCACGCGCCTCCCAGGCCAGCACTGCACCCATCGCTGCGTCAATCTTGTGTGTCGAGTTGGGTCGCTCTTTCTGGATTACCCATAGCGGTTTGTCCTCGTCGTCGCGGATCTTGAGTTCGCGGCGCTTTGCGTTGCCGAGATGACGTTCGAGGTCGGACGAGCCGTCGTGTGTCAGCGTGCCCGCCTCGATTGCGCCGTGGAAGGCCCGTAGCGCATATCCCATCTGCTTGCGCCGGTTCGTCCACCACGCGACGACCTTCTCGCCGTACGTGCCCGCCCACTCGTCGACCTGGCTCTCCCAATACGGAGGATCCGCGTAGAGCCGCCAGACGTCCCATGTGGCAAACGCGTCCTCGATCGCTTCGACTACCTCGGCTGCCGGCACATCCCACTCCTTCGCGTGCAGGGGTCGCTCCCAAAGTCCGAGCATGAAGATGTGACCGGTTTCAACCTCACAGCCGACGAGCGCCGTCGAGTCGCGGAACCGCGCGCCGTCGAAACCAAGCGTGACCATCGAACGGGGCGCGACCCGGTAATCCTCGCGCACGAGCTCGGCCCAGCGCGCTACGTCGAACGCCTGCTCGGACGCCTGCGTCGGGCGGTTTGTCCACACACGCTCTAGGAACGCTTGATCCGCACGCGGGTCCTGCCACTGAGCGACGATGCCGTCCACGTCCGACCACTCAGCGGCCGGACCCGACGCCTCGATGACCGCGGCGCGTCGGCCTTCGGCTGTCGAGAGATCGTGGGAGTCGCTTGCCTGGCGGTGGAAGAAAAAGAGCTTTGAGTCGGCGATCGATCCGTCCTTGACCGCTCGCGCGTAGTCCATCGTGTCCTCGGCGATCGAGCCCTCGCCCGGCGAGTACGCCGTCGTGACCTCAAGCGCCCACGGGTCCGCCATCTTCCGTTTCGGCAGGTTCGCGAGCATCGTGCGGTGCGCCTCTTTCTGGCGCGGGAGCGTCATGCGGTGCGTCTCGTCAAAGACCTGAAACGTCGTTCTGGCTCCGTCGCGCGGACCCGGTGCGCCCGCCAGAGACACCGCTCGGCCCGACCCGTCTCGCCGCATGATGCGGGTCAGTCCGAGATCGAAGTCACGGGCGAGCGGACCCTCCTGGATCACGCAGAGGAGCGCGCCGTACGCAAGTTCTTCGGATTGCTCCTCGGTGTAGGCAATCAGCGGGATGTACGGATCGGTCACACCGCCGCCGATCGGATCCCCACCGTCCCACCCGACGCAGCGCACCGGGGCGTCGGGGTGCAACTCGCACGCCGCGATCCACGCCGCCAACTCAGTCTTCGCGACGCCCTTCCTCAGCGAGAGCCCCACGCGGCGGAACCGTCGCCTTCCGGCGTGCTCGTGGCTCATCGGATAGACCTCGTAGAACCGGCAGATCAGCGCGCGCTTCTCGTCGTCGAGTCGCGCCGGCTCGCCGCGCAGGTCGCCCGGCCCATGCACGAGGTTCTCCTCGATAAAGTCGCAGACTTGGGGGCCAAGCGTAGGCCACGGCGCCCGGCCGAGCGCCGGGATCATGAGCACGCTCACGCGAGCCTTAGCACGTCACGAGGATCGCTGCCCTTCTTGCCCTTCGCCCGCTTCGGCTTCGAGCGACGGCGCTCCGCATCTTCACCGCGTGCTACCTCCCACTGTAGCCGGCGTCGATCGATCGGCGACAGCCCGAACCGCACCTCTTGCAGTCGGATCTCCTTGGCCGCATCGAGCAACGCCGTCTTGCTCGTCGCTGTCCAGCGGAGTTGATGGAGCTCGGCCAGCAGATACAGCCCGCCTCTCATGTCCGCGTCGAGAAACTCGCGCGCCATCGGCGAACGCCAAACCGACTCCCACCACTCGATGACGTGCGGATGCCACGCCACCCCATCATCCCGGCCATACAGATCAGGCACCACGAAGTCCGAAGCGTCCGCTTCGCTCGGAAGCTGCGCGGACGTCGACACGCGGTTCGTCCGCTGCCGAAGCTTCGGGTCCTTCGGCGCAGGTCCGCGACCCGCCATCAGAGCGATCCCCCAAAACCGTAGGCGTGAAAATGTGCTGGGAAAGCGGTCCCACAGGGGGTGCCGGCATGAAGAAACGCGTTTTTTCTCATCGTCAACCCACTAGCAGGAGTTGGCTCCCCACGGAGCCGTTGCCCTTCGCGGCGCACGTCATGCGTAAGTCCAGGGGGTAGGCGGTGGCTTGGGGTCGGTATCCCGCGTGTCGCCCCGTCCGAAGCTCTGTTCTCGCGCCGTATGAGCCGAGTGGCACGGCTTGCAGGTGGACTCTAGGTTGCTCCACGCCCAATCCCACTTATCACCGTTGCGGTGATGGACCTCGGTCGCTCTCGCGCCCCGGCAGTGAGTCTGCCGCTCGCAGGCGGCGTCGGCCGCAAGCTTCTTTCTGCGCAGGCGGTGCCACGCGGCGAGCTTGTAGGGTTGCTTCCCACGGCGTGCCCTGCGCCCGGCTTCCCGATCCCTCATGTGCTGAGCACAGCGGGATCCTGAGCGGACGAGCTCGGGACATCCGGGTGTGGCGCAGGGTCGGAGTGCTCGTGCGGGCAACCGTGGCTCCTAAAGACAAGGGCTCCTTCCGGCCGCCGCGTGCGGTCAGAGGAGCCCAGTCGGGTCCTATCGTGGATTGTGGTGCTACGTGTTCAACGTACCCCTTGCCCTGTCTTAGTTCAACCTTTGCCCTGGCGTCCTTGCCTTGCCTTGCCTCGCCTCGCCGGGCCGGGCCGTGCCA